CGGCACCAATCAGGTCTTGTGTCAGAGTCACAACTGCTAAAGCAGCTAAGTCTGTGACATCTGTCATTGTTAAAGCAGCAGCAACCTTTGTAGCTACTTGAGCTGCGGTGTCTCCAGTTACTATATCGACTTCGACTTGGTTATCAGCAGCTAAATAGGCAGCACCACTTGGTGGTGTTCCAGCGGCATCGATATCAAGCCATACAGCATAGCTATCTCCAGCTTGGTTATAAGCAACGAAGTAATCTCCTTGGGCTGCAGCTGCAGTAGCGGGGCACGTAACAGCAACCACCCCGTAAGCGCCAGTGTCAGCAACAAGTGTTACTTGGCTTTGTTCTTTTCTTTCAGCATTTCCCAGTACGGCGACTGGTTGAGCGGGGTGTAGAATCATAAATGTCTCCTATAGATTAGCGGATAAAATATCAGGCCCTGCATCACTAGGCACAAACCATAAAACCCAACGTTTGCCATCCCACACAGGCTGGCCGTATACCTGCACTCGCATTCCCAACCTATTGAGAAACTCAACAAGCTGTTCAGGCTTTTTTGCAGATACAAAGCGCAGCCTAGTGGTAATGGGCTTCATTCTTAGTAGCTGTACTTAACTCTAAAATGAACTTTGCCGGCGGTTAAGTCAGCAACGTTAATTTTGAAGTAGAAGGTTCCAGTAGCAGCGTCGGTGACAACGTATGCTTTGGAAGCATCCGCAGTGTCATCCCACAAAAGTAAACCAGCGCCAATTTCACCGTTGTGACCATAGTTGGCAACCAGAGTTGCTTTTGCAACAGCTGTTCCTGAGTAACCATCTGTATCACCAGATGTTCCCCATTCGCATGTGGCAGATCCGCCAGATGTGACAGAGGTTTCAACCAAAGCATCGCAACCATGAACCATGGCTCCGATGGGGATGTTAGAAGCCCCAGCTTTAGCTGACAAAATAATGCTGCCTGTGGCTCCACCGTCTACGGCGAAGTCATAGGTGTATTCCTGAACTTGCATTCCATCATTTTTAAATGGCATGTTCTTATCTCCTTTAAATTAATCAATTACCCAATTGTGACTACGCGAAGGCCGTCGAGTTGCTTAATACCCAAGAGAGTATCGCAATTGACTCGAACGCCACGTTTACCTTCAACACCAAGATCATATTCTTTCACAGCTAAACCTTGTTGAGCTGCGATTGTCATGAAGCTTGAGTGAAAGAGGTATGTCACGTTAGCAACACCACTTGCGAAGTGAGGCATAAAGCCTAACAAAGCAGGGGGAAGCTCGCCTGTTTGAAGAGGCGCACCGCTGGTCAAGAAGTCAGATGACGTGAAACCAGTGATGTTGAAAATGTCGTTGAGCTGAGCAGCGCCAACAACCATGTGACGATCAGACATCGGAACGTCTTGACCATCCAGTAACTCTTTGCCTTCCAAGAGGTCAGCAAGAGCTAAAGTCGTTCCAGAGTCATAAGCAATGGAATGATCCGGAGCCGATGCATTAGGAACGATAGCTGCGATGATCAAGGATTGGATTTTTTTGTTGATCGAGAACACAGCCATTTCACGGAGTTTTTCCATAGCAGGCAAGCTTTGGAGAAGCGCCATGTTGGTAAGGATGAAGTCTTTAACAACGCGGGTGTTAATGACTAAGCTTTGTTGCGTTACAGTCAAAGCAGAAGCGTCAGCTTTAGCGTCTTCAGCCAATTCTGTAGCAGCATCAAATTCAGGGAATTGAGAAATACGCACAGTGTCTCCAAGATTTTGGATCTCACCTTCGTAGTCTCTGCTGATGATGCTGTTGAACGGAAGTTGTTCCAACAAAACGTCGTAGTACCGTTGCGACCAGAGTTCAGGAACTAATACGCTTAGTTCTGAACTGGCTTTCATTACTTGATCTGCCATAAATTGCCCCTTTTAAAGTTAATGGGATCCTTGCCTAAATTTAAGCAACATATCCCGGTATGTTTTCTCATCGTCTTTGGAGTGCGAAGTTTTCCATTTCTTCTCCGCGTCCATGACATCCTTCATAGTGACTTTCGTCCCTGTTATAACGTGAGGAGAGTTAGCATTAACTGCGGGGGCTGACTTCTGAGAAAACCAGTGGGGTCTCATGGTTTTAATTTTCTCAGCTACTTGTTTCGCATTAACAATGTTCACTTTTCCACTTGAAGTAGCTTCAATTAAAACATCACTCAAATCCCAATACTCAAGATCAGCGACAGCTTCTGGCAAAAGGCCAAGGCGTTGAGCCTCGTCTTTTAGAGCAAAGAATTTCTTCTCATTAACAATAGATCCTCTAAGCTGTTCTTCTTTGCCTAGAAGGTCTTTGTATTCTTTGTCTCTTTGCTCGTAGAGCTCTTTCCACTGCTGCTTTTCTTTGAGCTGTGTTTCTTCAACGGTTTTGAGTTTCTCTTTTAAAGATCTGGCTTCGTCTTTAAAACGATGCACATCTTTTAAAGCTCTTTCAATTCCATCTTTAGAAACAGTTTCCTCTGGTTTAGCGACTGTCTCCACCGGAGCTTGTTCGTTAACCGGAGCATCAGCACCTTGCGTTTCCATACTTTACCCTTCCCAAGAGCACCGCTCTTATGGCGAGAAGACACCGTCTTCCCTTGTTTCACATTTTAACTTAATTCCCCAATCAGGATATGAGACCAAAGACCATTTAATTACCATTATTTAGATAATTCAATAATCTCAGAAACTAATTTAGCGTAAGCATCTATTATTTTTCGCTTAATTGAAACAGTAAAATCCTCGCCCCGAGCCTCTGGAATGAATCTCCGCTCAGGCACACCATTGAGCCCTTCTTGATGGTTAAGGGCCTTTTCAGCCTGATCGGGATCAAAGATGCCAACTCGTATACTAGATCCAGATTTAGCTGTCAGTGCATTAAGCATATCTCCTGAAAGCCTTAGGTTTACAGGCCTAGCTGCTTTTTGCGGGAACTCACTTTGTGTCTTTTTGTCTAGAGGGTATCTGTCTTTATGTTTGTATGACACAAATCGCCCCACACCTCTTACTGGACTAATGCCTGAGGCTATGGACTTTTTCATTTCATCAACAACGACATCTGCAACTTGGGCGTTGGTTCTTGTAGAGTTTAGACTTTTAAGTTTGTTTCTGATATCGAGTCTCACTTTTACAGACATTATAAGAGTCCCAAGAGATCAAGATCGTCTAGAATTCCAGCCAAACTATTGTTTCTAGTCACCGCTCCCCTGATCTGTGAATTTGTGGATAACCCTGTAAGTTCTTTTAATGTTCGGAATAATTCGCTACTAGATTGAATTCCCTTAAGATCAGACTTTTTAACATCTGCTTTCTCAAGCATAGCATCAGCAATTATCTTCTCGGCCTCTGCTTGTATGCTGGCTTTAAAGGAATCACCCTCTTCTGGGAGGAACTGTCTATGGGGGAGCTTCGATCTGCCTGAGAAGTTATTGTGCCCATCAGCTTTAGCTGCCTGCGCATCAAAGAACCCGATTTCAATTCCATTACGATCTTCTGATGCTTTGAATGTGAGGCTATCTAACATATCCCCATTAAGTTCCATGTTGGCGCTTACGGTTCCGCCCTCTGCCTTCTTTCGCTTCTTATAGCTTGCAGAAAGTGTTGGAAAGCTCTCGCCCTGTATAGGACTTTTGGCCTGAGAGACGTTTTGTAGAATTTGTTCCACGAGGAACTCTCCTACGTCTCGTCTAACCTGGGATTTTATGTCGTTTGGTAAACCTTCGATCCCTAAATCAAGAGTTGAGGTTGTCCTGTTGTTGGACCCCTGACTCTTGATCACCTTGATCGGCATTACTATTCCCCACAATCATCATCTGGGAGAGCTGCATGGCTTTATCGGCCATAACCTGTCCCATTTTGGCCTGAGCTTCTTCCTGGGTCATGGATGGATCATCGATCATCATGAGCTCGGGAATTGTGTTAAGGCCCAGTTCTTTACGCTTTTCAATATTTGCAAGCTTTTCAGCCTCACTCATAATCGGCTTCGGGTCACCAAACTTAAGATTCACCGCTAGTTCTTGATCAAGCTTATAGCCAGACAGATCATCTTCTATGAGTCCCTTCGACTTATAGAGCATCAGCCATTTACTAATGAGTTCCCATATTTCGGGCTCTTTATCTTTGAATATCTGAGACTGGTCGTTCACATCTTCCATGCTTTCAGCCTTATCGATAATCAGGGCAATTCCAGATGCAGCGTTTTGACTTCCTTGGAGGGATGCAGAGATACCGCTTGTAGATAGGTTATTGGTGGTTAGGATGAGCGCTACATACATTTCAATGACTTGCCTTAATTCATCTAAGGGTGGGTTAGCACTTAGAAAGCCCATTTCAGGGACTGGATCATCTTTTTCAAATTCAACAAGGATGGCCTTTGTGGGACCAAGCTTAATTTGTCTTGGAAGGTTTTTACCTTTCATGAAGAACTGACCATAGCCCTGCATGATTCCAATGTGATTAACGTTGGTGATCATGGAGTTAACTAAAACAGCGCCATCTGTAAGATCATCTCCACCCATTGCCCAAAAAGCTCCGTCTTGATCCATTGCGAAGTTCACAAATGGGAGCTCACTAATGGGGTTTTCAATCTCAGAGCCTGAGATGATCTCGCCTTTTTCGTTGCAGGTGAAGTGATACTTATTCGACCAGAAAATAAAGCAATTATAATCACTGCCCTGATCAGCTGGTGTGTCCGCTATGATTTCATCTTTCCCATTACCGCCACTCATGAACCTGGTTGAGAGATCTCTTTGTGTAGTGTGATTCTCGGGATGAAGGACGGCTGACCTTGCATCTCGTCTGATGTAATTGGACAGAATAAACACCTTTGGCTTTTCTCGGTCATAGTAGTCTTCAATGACGTCGTAGAGAAATGGAGGAAGGCATTCAACTTTAAGTGTATATTTATTGTCCTCTGGCTCACCCACCGGTACCGGCTTTACGTAAAGAGCTGTATTCTTATGAAGCTTTAGATATCTATTAACTTTTTTCATGACAGAGTCGAAGTCTAATTCTCTTGCGAGCTCTTGAATTTGCTTTGTTTGTACTTCATTTTGAGGAACTGTTCTTTGCACTCCGTTTGCGTAAACTCTGGCTAGTTTATCTATAATCTTTCTAGCAATAGAGACGTTTGAAATGGCGTAAGCCATCTCATCAACAGTTGATTGGTCAAACCATTGTAGAAGTTTTTCCATGACGTACTTGTAGGTCTGATCTTTGTAGATCTCGTAGCGTTTATAGTGCTCATCTTTACGAGATCTGTTTTCGTCACCGAGGATTTCTTCGATTACTTTTCTTCGAACTCCTGGATCTAGGATTTCGTCTTCTGACTTCAGTCTCATTTGCATAGTAACCTCATCTGAATTTTATAACTTCTGATCTTGGTTTTGTACCACTAAATGGAAACAGGATGTCACAGAGATAATCTAGCCCGTCAGATGAATGCGTGAGCTTTGGGTTAGACTTAATCTTCTCTAGTGTCGCCTTGTCCTGTTCGACAGCCATCAGATCCTTCTTAAGCGTTGGAACTGTTTTAGGATTTAACTTAATCAATCTTTTTTCAAGTAAGTTATTCACATTGAGCTGCCTTTGTCTCATCGGCGGAGCATGTGACTTTACTCTAATATTAATAAACCCCCTGGACCTAAGTATCTGATTATCAGGCTGTCCCTTAGTGCTTCTAGCATTTCCTGCGGGGTCTGGATAGATGCAAGAATTATTGGGCGTATATCCTCTGGCCAAAAATGCATCGACCATGCGATTAGTATTGGCGTCGTTTAAAACGATCTCATCAAAAGCTCTAATCTCACCATCAATGTAATTCCAAATGGTGGCTGTCATGGGTTCAACGTTGAAATCTAGGGATATATGATTAATCTCGCCAACAACTGGTTTTATAGAATCATCATCATTTTTGATTGGGTCATAGTTATAGTAAAATCTGTTACCCTGCATGTTGATGAATAAACCCTTAAGGTAAGCATCAAGCATTATGGAATCAAAACTAGCTTCGAGTGATTTGATGTAGTCTGAACCGAGGTTTTCGACGTTATTCCTGGTATCGCCAAAAATGATCTTTGATCCCTCAATGGGTCTTTCAATAAAGAACTCGTAATACTCAGAGCCCAAGCCTTCAGGCGTTCCGCAACTTGCTATCTGTGGATATTTAGCGCCTTTGATTCGAACACGAGAAACAACCTCTCGGTAGCGCTCTAGGGGTATTAATGTAACTTCATTAATAAGAGCGTATGCCCAGTTGGGTCCCCTTAGAGGTCTTTCAGCTGTTGCGATATAGAGTTTCCCAGGAGACCAGGGAAATCTAAACCAGTTCTCTGTTTTATGGTGCTCGTATTTGATTCTGTTCTTAAGGAGCGTGTCCTCTAAAAGAGGAAGTATGTCTCTTTTGTAATCCGAGTAACTTGGACATACAAGACCGCCCGGGAATGGTTTATTTGTTACGGATAAATAAAGAGCCTTCATGACTAGGCCGTGTGACTTGCCGCTTCCAAATCCACCGGATAAGTGTAAAAACTTGGTTTCCAAGTCCTTATGGAAGATCTCCTGGTGGGAGTTCATCTTGTAATTGATTTGGAGCTTCATGAATGGGGGTGCCCGATCAGGCCTGAGCCGATTCCGTCCATGGAAACTCCCCCCACATCAGGATACATTACTTGGTTTTTTTATCCTTAGATTTATCCACAGGCTTATCTGTTTTAACCTCTGGTTTTTTCTCTTCTTTCTTTTCTTCCGCTGGTGCGCTAATGGCGGCAGGCGAGGGAAGTTGTATTGGGGCTGGTGAGGCCTCTGGCTTTACAGCAAATAGAGCTTGAGTGACCTCTATTGCGGCTAGAGCGATTGCTCCAATTACTATCATTAGAATGAACATTAAAATGTACCCGCGTTTAGTCATATTACTTACCTTTCTTGTTATAGATGCGATCGATTTTCTTTCTTGGTTTTTTAACTCTTGAGCCGTTACCGCTTTTTCTAGTCTTTGCTTTTTTATGCTTTGCCATTATTCCCCCCTAAGACACAAACTCTAGACCGTCTATTTCATCACCGCTATCTGGGGTGGGAGCGTCTGTCCAACCGCAGAAGTTTTTTAGCGCAAAGATGAGCATGCAGTTATCGCCCTGAAGAGCCTTCTGGATGGCCTTTTGAACCAATAGAATTCTGGTTTTAGCCATATGTTTAGCTCTAAACTCCCGGAATGTTACATCAAACTCAGCTTTGATCTTGTCTTCCAGAGTAGTCTTACTGATATCAAAGAATGCAGAGGCGTCCTCAAGGGTTGGACGATATTGCATGAGGTGTTTTACTTTTTCCCAATCAAGATCCTTGGTTGGTCTGCCCATCTTGGATTTTGAGCCCGAGTTCTTCATATGCGCCATTCCCTTGAGAATCCAATCGATCCTCTGTTTTTCTGAAGGTTAAGTTTGCGAGATCGGATTGATGTTTTTCATCTACGAAGCGTTTTAGGTTTTGGATAAAAAACGCAGTGAATTCGTGGACTACGCGTTTTAGTTTTACGCGGTCATCAAAGGATTTAAGCTTAACCTGCATAAGCTGTTTATTTAATTCATCAATAAAGACTGGGACACGCTCATGGGATTTTAGAGCTCGCCTTAACTCTGTTGGGATATTGTTAAGGGGGTCATTTACGTATTCCTGATAGTCTTGAACAATTTTTGCTCTCAAGGACATTTACTCCCCCGACTCGATGCCTGGGATGGGGCTTGCTTTTTGTGCATCAACGGTTTGGACCTTAACGGCCTCAACGTTCATGACTCTTGGCATAATCTCCTGGGAACCGAGATATGCTACCGAGTGGGTGTGCGTGTCGTCTCTTGCTGGGACGGACACTCTTTGGGGTCTGCCGTTTACGATCTTTCTAACTTCTTTCATCGCAGGGCCGCACTTAGCTGCAGGCTTGCCATCAGCATCAACAAAGAATTCCATTTCGTGAAAGTGTCCGCCAACCGAGATGGACTTTGTGAGCTTTCGGCCATCAGAGTCGATAGTGTGGTAAAAGTGTGTGTGTTCTGTGGGCTCGTATCGTGGGTGATCAGTCCAGCTGACGTTTTTTTGGAACTCTGAAAGTTCGAGTTTAAAGAGGTCTGATCTTAGAATTTGCTGTTTTCTGTAGATGAGATTTGTTGGAGCTACAGGTCCGGACGGTACTTCTTTTTGTTTGGCCATAATATTTCCCCCAGTCAGGTTAATTTTATTCAATTATTAATTACTTCTTAGCAGCAGCCTTTTTCTTCTTAGCGGCTTTCTTCTTGGCTTTCTTAACTTTTGCTTTTTTCATAATTCCCCCTTGTATTTCTACTTTAGTGTCATAAGCCTAAGTAAAATCAAGCAAAAACGTAGATCGCATAAAGCGTGATTAAAAATAATAGGTAGAGAGCTAAGAGATGTGGGTCTTCAAAGTCGAATTTTCGTCTCATTTAAAGTGCCCCGTAATTTGGACCACGCCACGGGGCCACAGCGTGTGGATAGCCTTGTGGGCTAATTCTTATTTAAGACTCATTTGTCTGATTCTTTAAGTCCTGAAATAAGTAAACACGCTTTTCTGTGGCCATCGAGCGCCTCATCTAAGGTCTCGTATCTGGTTAAAACTTGGTCGAATTTTCCACCGAAGATAAGTGTTTCAAACCATTTTGGGTTTAGCTTTGTTCCCTGGTTCATTCCAAGAAAAATTGTGGAGATTTCAGATCCGTTGATTGTATTGAAGGCGATTTTTCTTTCATTATCTCGCATCCATTTTCCCCAGAAATCTATGTTGATTGTTGGGATGATCATTCCGTCGTGTAGTATGGCAACTTGCATTTAGTGGCGATACCCGCCGGGAGGCTTTTCGCTTGTCTCTTTTTGATCTTCGATGGAATAGATTTTATCAACCGTGCAGAGAAGGGCTGAGTCGGCGTCTTCGTTTTTACATATTTCTTCACAGCGTTTCATATCATCAGTGATGGCTACCATTTTTGAATCTTTGCAGATGATAATAATTTTACTGCCCGTTGTGTATTTCTTGGTAGTCATGTCTGCCCCCAGAGAAAGTTTGGAGTAGTCTGGAAAATCTGTCTATTAGAAATGCCCCGAGATTTATTTAGCGAGTCGGGGCACCCGCTGGAGGATAATCCTTGTGGATCATCACTTTAATTAAATGCGATAATCACAAAAAAGGAGAGTCCTGATTTTCCGCTCCTGCCGTACCCCGCCGATCCGTTCCGATGCCATCCTGTCCATTCCGAGCAGTTGATTTTGCAAGCCGGGGCGTTAGGGGGAATGATCGCCTCTTAACGTTTCAATACCTGGAGTGAAGCTATTGCCGGCCCGCAAAAATTTCAGATTTGTTGTTTTTGTTCTGGAAATTTGTAGAAAACTCTTTTTTTGATGAATTCGATTTCTTGTATGCTGAGTTTGTCTAAATCACATTCTAAATCAAGGGCGTCTAAGAAGTTATGCCCATCTAGGATGAGTTGTTGGATGTTTTTAACCGCCTCATGCAGTGCTCGTATTTGTTCTTGGCTGTGTGGTTTCATTCATTTTCCTTCCCCCCCACTTCTAAAATTACTTTTTTTAATAATTTAATATAGCTAGGGCTCATATCCATTGAGACTGCTGATATTACTATCGCTTCAAGGATCTTCCTTTTTGCTGTTAAAAAGCCCAATTGATATTCGTGGTGGGCCAGTTGACTTTCTCGAAAACTGCCCAATGTCTTTTCTTTTATTTCCATTTTGCCACTCCTTAAAAGCAGTAGGGTACTGTCCGTAGTTTGTGGTTAGAAATTTGGTTATAAGTTCTAATTCTTTTGTGTAAGAGGCTAGAAGTTGAAGTTCTTGATTAATGCCTTTTAGATCCACGTGCTGTCTCCAGAAAACTTTCGCAAAGAGCTGCCGCAACAACCAATGGGATAAGTACTAATATAAGGCCTCCGACATAAAACTTTTTAAACATGTCGCTGATATTCTCTGTCATAGAGTTCTTGTTCGATTTTATCTTGCTCGCTTTGTACGAAACATTCGTTTTCATAAGCCGCCTTAGCTTTATCATCGACCCACATATCAATTTCGGGGACATATTCTAAAACGCCTGCGTAGGGATTAAGTTTTATGATTTCGCTCACAAGGCGCTTCTTGGTTTCTTCATTAAGGCTTAGAAGTTCTGTTTTTGTGATGTAGCCAGTTTTATTCACTCGTTCTAAAAGTTCATTAAAATCTACCATGCTGGTTTCTCCATAATTGGTTTGCCGGTCATTGTAATACCCCATGAGCGCTCATAGGAGTCGATGGCTGTTTTAAACTCCGATGAGGCCCATGGGTTTGTTAACCATTGGATCTCAAGTCCTGCTTTGTCAGCATATTTTTGCGCGAACTCTGGTGCTTTTTTATAGCTAAAGGCTTCAAAGGCTGTGAGTAGTGTCCCTGACTGGCTGATGATCTTAACAATGAAACCTGTTTCCATTCTGCTTGAGATATAGGCGTAGGCTTTCATTAAGATCCCCTTTCAATTAGTTCCATGTAATTCATGAACTGTTTTTCTTGAGCGTGGGCGTTTGAGAGGCCTTTGTTTTTCTTGATGTAATCGACGTAATCTTTAGCGGCTTTCTTATTTGAAAAAGCCAGCTCCTTAAAAGACTGACCCTTGTAGAGCCCCCCCTCAAACACCGTGTTTCCTAGGACCACAATGTTCATGGCATCAGTCTTTGGAGCCGGCGGAGTAGTCTTTGTATCTGTAGTCTTGTCGTTGATACGACCCATGGCATGCTCGCCATCGTCATCTTCATCAGTGACCATGCCTGTTAACGCAGCTAGTTGATATCGCTTGTAGTAAGTGATGGCACTTCCGATGCTTTGGGGATCTTGTTTAACTGGATTTATACGGGCCTCAGAGGCCAGCCACTGGCCGGATGAGTGAAGCAAGGTCGTTGTGAGGGTTTGATGGTCCTGATCGATTCTTAGGGCGTTCACGACGCTTAGGCCGTGTTTAGTGAGTGGGTCTCTAACTTGATCCCAGATGCTTTGAAGTGATGCATAGCGTGATTTGAAAAAGGGGTTTTGAGCTTCTTTTTTTGCGGGCTTCATTTCAGCCTGAGCTTTTGCAAGGGCTGATGCGAGCTCGTTAATTTGTTCTGACCTAAGCAAAGTGTACTCCAAAAACTAAACCCCCTAGAAAGCTTAGCGAGAGATCTCTAAGGGGTTTTAAAAGGCTGTTTTGTGCCTGGCCTTTTTTTCGATGTGTGTTTTGCCTATTTCGCTAAGCTTTGGGCTCTTTTAGATTAAGAGGGTTTAAATGTCGATACGTAATCTTTACAAAATCATCTTTTAATCAAAGTTGTACGCCCCCCGCCATGATGGAGTTTAAAGCCCTTATCAAACAGAGCATCTCCAACTGCTCGGTAGAATCTGAACATGTGGGGCCAGCCCTTCATGTGCATCTCAGTATGATGCTTACGACATAAGCTCAAAAGATTGTCCGGAAGGTCATCGCCACCAGCGCCCTGGCTTTGTATGTGGCATGGATCACTGAGATCGCCGCAGATAATACATGGCTGACTCCTAAATTTCTCTAGGGCCTTCTTGTCTTTAACGCGCTTTGGTTTTGGAAATTTCATTTCTGGACTCCCCCGATAATTTTTAAAGCTTATATACTAATTCTCGTGCCGATTGAGTTCGAAAATTCAACTGCGCTTTTGCCTATCCAGGGCTTAATCGGCATCTTTCCATTTAGAGCCGAGGGCTACAGCTGTCCTTTTGATGGTAGTTACTTGATTCAAGATCCAAACAACCCAGGATGGGTTAAATGCCCTGGATGCAATTTCAGAAGAAAAAAATTGTCATAGATGCTTCCAAAACACTCCACGGATTATTGCCCTTAAATGATCCTTGGAAATATTAAATTCGACACAGGCGCTCTCTATGAGATTTATATTTTTATAATCAATTAGTTTAATTTTTCTGACTTGATCTTCCGTTAATTTACAATGTCTATTGCGGGTGCCCGCTGAACTGTTGCCGTGGGCAATCATATGTAGATGGTTTTCCTTTGAAGTCACATACGCAAGATTTGACAATTTATTATTATTTGGATTTCCGTCTAAATGAGCCACCTCTTTATTTTTTGGAGTTTCCCCGATAAATGCCAACAAAACTAATTTATGTACCGAAAACTTCCTGGCTTTCCCATTTTTATACAAACTGACGTAATCATAGCCAAATGGGTGTTTAAACGCTTTTAGGATGCGTTCTTTGATATTTTTATTAACTAATGTGTTTTTATTTAAGGACTTGATTTTACCAAGATTAGACGCCCAATAGCCCCTGTATCCTGGTATCTCTAACCATTTCTCTGTTTCAATTTTCATAATATATTCCGATTACCACAATATGCGTTTAATCGGAAAAGATCTTGAGATGCTTCTTAAAATGCTTAAAAGAGAAAACCTGAAATTCACCATCAGCGCTTACCGGCACATCGTGGCGTGTGAACAAGAGCTATCTCGTCTTTATATTTTGGTCCATGAGCTAAGCGAAGAAAATCGCAAATTAAAAGAGAAGATCGATGTTTCGTGATTTCTACATCATGATGTTTTTGTTTCTGATTTTCTTATTCTGGCTTTTTCATGCTCTGAGTTTTTGAATTAGTTCGAACAAGAAGATGGCCCACAGCAGATAGATAATAGCGATCATTCTGCGCTGAAGAAGTAAAAGCAGGCCTGACAAAAATAGCAACTATCTTCAACAGGCCTGCACATCCCTAAACATATTGGACATCGCTTATATTCCATTCCTGCCGTACCCTGCCGATCCGGTCCCGTCCGTTCCAATCCGATCCACGCCTCTCCGATCCTTTGCAATGGTTAAGGGATATCTGATTTTATCAATTTGGTTCGTGTTCATAATTCACCAATCCATACAAGTTTAAGCTTCTTGCTGACCTGGGCAAATGTTAGCAGAAAAATTTCTCCGTAAGAATCACAAAAGTAGGGCGCATGCCAGAGAACAATCAGGTCATGTGGTTCGCTGTAATAAATTCCATTCTTCATTTATTTCTTCTCAAATATAAAAAGTAAGCAGCCCACAACGATAAGCATGGCACCTATTTTCATTAGTAGATTCCCGTCAATCATTCCTAACCTCTACGAGATGCGCTCTCGAATCGCTTCAAATGTGAGGTTTCTTCCACAAAATCTTTTTCGAAAACACATCTCATACAAGTCAGGATTAAATAATCTCATCCAGCCAATAAACAAAACAAAAACCAGCTCCCAGAGCGAAGCCAAATAATATCCCGCTAAAAAACATACTAGATTTTTTCTTCCAAATTCCAATAGAGCTCTTTTGCTATCTGGGCTGTGTGTTCATCGCCTTCTACAAGATATCGGATATGTGAGAGAGCCGACATCAATGCTAGTTCCTGAGTGCTGGATTTACGATCTAGCGGTAATTGCCACAAGATTGGCATATCAGCTTGGTGTGCTACTACTTTTTTAAGTTCTTCAAAATCCACTAACAAAGTCCGACATGTAACAAAGTTCTAAATACGAGCACCGAGAGCAGGGCCCCAACTCCTAGGAAAAATCCATTGGCAACTTGTACTAAAAAATTCATAGATCTCCTTAAAAATTCGGGCGGTGGGCCATGGTAAGGCTTTCGATCCTTTGTCACCGAAAGGTCGTCCGCCCGAAAACGTTAACCATTCTCTTCTGTTTCTTCCGGAACCTCAGCTTCGTCAAGTTTTTCGTTAAGTTCTAAAACTTCTGAGTTCAACTGATCGATCGAGCTGTTTAGAATCTGAAGCTGATCGTAAATTAGAAACAAGGCAATTGGGATTGCCGTCTCTGAACTAACGGGTTTATCCGCAAGCCAAGTTTCAAGCTCTTCTACTTTATCCAAAAATCACCTCTCCTGTTATTTACCGTTCGGATCTACCTTTGTCTTCTTAGCCTTTTTAACTTTTTTGACTTTTTCTTTCTTAACCGCTTTTTTATGCATGGGCTTGGACCAATCTTCTGCGCTCTTCTCTAAAATAATTGGTTTGGGAGCCGGACTTGGCTCTTCTTGAACCATAGGTGGTGGCGGCGGAAGATCGAGCGGTTCTGAGATTCTGTCGTTTGCTGCACATCCGGCAAAACCGAACATCACCGCAAACAATAATTTTTTCATAAAAATCCTTTCGTTGTTTCAGATTTCTTTCCTATGCTTCAAGGCTGCGATTGCAAGAAGGGCATTTTCAGCCCACATGACCTTCATTCTAAGTTTCGCTTTATCGGAAATGTTTTGATACCTTTTTTCTATCAAAACGATCTGCTCTAAAGCCGTCTTCATAATTTTGTTTTCATTCTGAAGAAACAAAAAATCACTATGCTTCACCATTCCTGCCATTCCAATCCTATCCATTCCTATCCTATCCCTTCGCTTCCAGTCCCATACTATCGATGCCGTTCCTCTGCTCTCAAAACCTCTCGTTTCCTGCCGTTCGGCGCCATTGCTTTCGGCTCCACTCCTCTACCTTCCGAGGCCCCCCTGTCCATTCCTCGCCTCTCCTGCCGTTCCAATCCGGTCCGGACCAATCCCTTACGGTCCATTGTTTGCCCGACCGTGCCGCTTTTAATATCTTTGAACTTTAAACATCCCGCAATTTCCGCCTTTTTCAGGTCGATATTCATTAAGCCCAACTGCAAAGCCAGCGTTCTCGTAAAGATTTAATAATTGCTCTGCAGAAATGACGCGGCTGTTGTACTTAACTGTGAAAGTTAAGCTCCACTTATCAAATCTTCCACGATAACGAGTCATTGGCTTTTTATTCCCGAAATTACCGACCCTCACGATTCTCTCGTCGACAACCGGTTTTGATCCCTTAACTTCAATCAAACCATTTTCATCCTGAAGCACGTGAAAGCTACCTTTCGCGAGGGTCATCGATACGCCCTCGACAAATCTGCACGCCGAAACTGCACATAACTTAACACCCGCTGCTGGAATTCCATACTTACCCTTACTCATTTTATAAAGGCTAGCCTCAAACTCCGCTTGAGGATTACGCGCGCCACGTTTAGTTTTAGCTTTTTGCTGGTGCTTCTCATCAAGTTCGTTCTTAGCTTTCTCTGAAAACTTACAAACCAGAAGAGGCGTTTCACCGATTAGCGTAATTTTTGCTACCTTTGTTTCGATCGCAGGTATCTTTATTGACTCTTCTACTTGTTTTTTCTTTGCCATGTTTAACTCCTTTTAAATTAACGTCTTCAATAGCGGCGAAGACTCCACCGAAATAGTTTTTGTAAGATTGATATTTTAATTTCCAATAACTAATCTCTCTTATTGCTGTCTCTAAAACCTGCTCATAGAGATCTTGAGATTCCCCGATCTTTTGTGTTGAGAGATATGAGTTTGACTTGTCCGCCTGGATATAAACATTTTCATAGGCTCTAATCGGAGAACCGGCATCGACTTCAACGTAGAGACAAGAGATCATCATCCTTGCCTGGTGCACTCTCCATTTTCTAGCTGCTGTTGAATCATCCCAATCGAAATATTTGTGCAGAGGAGATCTAGGGCTCTTGGCTAACTCAACCATCTTCTTTGGATCTGGTCTCTGGTTAGGGAAGTGTTTCTCCAGAAATAGTCCAACTTCACTTGCATTGGCACCATTGAATCTGGAGTCTTGTCTAAACTGATACTTCATAAAAAATCCATTTCCCGCTTGTTTTGGGCATAGAAAGGGTTAAGTCTCGTCGTCACTCCACGATCCACGTCCTTTCTATACTCCATACAATATCCAAACCCGATGTATGGGATAGGTGGCTATTTGATTGCAGCTTCCACTGCAAGGTCACCACTCACCTCCACCAGACCACTCTCTCAAGCATGACTGTTACCGCACTTATGGCTCGTGTCGTTTCAGAGCTTGGCTATCGCTCGTCCCCTTGGCCACGGTACAGATTGACTCCTGGTGGATCTCCCTACGCCATTCCCGGTTATCAGCGAACTCCTTAATACTGATAAGCTAGACGCATCCGTTAGGGCTCTTGGCTTCGTTTTCGCTATGAATTGACAAATTGAATTGCTTGGTATAATTCTGATTCATCTTTTCTAAGCAAAAAGAAACATACAAAACCCGGCCACAGTTGTCAAGCAACTGACCGGGTTTTGTTGTATTTGTAGTAATTACAGTTTCTTCGCAGCCTTAGCAGGAAGTGGATTAGCAGACAGAATCTCATTAGGGTCCATGGTGTTTGTAGACTTCACATTCACTAGCAAGACAGTCGCTTCATATTGTGGCAATGACCAATCAGCTATGAATCCATAACCCATGTGGGCTTGAGCATTTGAATCCCGGCCATTAGTTGCATCAGATACAGTAAAATATTTAAAATTATTCCCCAGCGTCAACTCTGAAGCCCGCCTCAAAAAGTTCATGTAACACTGGCTACTATCTGTATCTATATATCTAATCCTAAATGAGTTGGGGGTGAGTTTAATTTCCGAATAGCCGACTTTAAAACCACCCTCTCCAGCTTTATTGTATTTAGGAACCGTCATACACCCAGAGAGAATAAGCATGGGCAAAATTAAGTACTTCATAACTACTCCTTCTTAAACTTATTCAAAAAAATATTCACAGAATGTCTAATCAAATCACTCACAGAGATTTTTTCTTTCTTGGCAATTTCTTCAATCTTCTTTAACAGTTGGTCGTTAAGTCTAATTGTTACGATATGCTTCTTTTTCTGATAATCCTTTAATTTACTCATGTACTAGTTTCTCCCTTAAAAGTTGTAGTGCTCTAGATTCGGCTTCATTGTGGCTTGTGTACATGGAATCAATTTCTTTAAAATTACTTGATCCTTTAATAAACCAGAAAAACTCATACAAGCTAAGCGTAATCAAGATGTCTATTATTAGAGATTTCTGGTTCGGCTTTAACACAATATGGACTTCTTTAATTTGCATCTCAACTCCCTTACTAGCGAGCTATAGATAGAGTGTATGTTATTTGTATTACAAAGTCAAGGTTTATACCTTTGGGAATTCAAATCGACAGCTGGGGCACGTTATAAGAGTTTTGGTATCTGCTTTTGTGCTATCTGGTTCATAATCGAGCTTAAAGTCTTTTAAACCCAAGAGCTCTAAATCAAAAGACTCTCCATCAAGCTCTGCTATATCTCCATTTATAGCTGTAAGATTAAGTTCACTCCAACTGGCTATAGAGTTCTCAGATATGAGGCTTGCGTATTCTTGATCTGGAGATTCAAAGTCCTGAAATATCACTGGAAGTTTTTTAAGCCCTAGTTTTTTAGCGGCCATTAATCTTCCATGCCCAGATACGAGAAGGCCCGTTTGGTTGGATATGATCAAGGGATCTCTAAAGCCTTGATATTTTATAATCTCAGAGAGTCTTTGAATTTGCTCATCACTGTGAAAATTTCGATTCTTCGGATGAGGCTTGACCTCTTTAATATCAACAATCGTAATTTCTTTGCTTTTAATATCTGACATAACAAACAATTAAGACATGAAGGGCCGTGATAAATCAACAATCGGTTATCAAGAATTCGCCTGTATCTATGGCCATGGAGCCTGGAAAGAAGACGCCTCCAATATAATAGTCACCATAACAACTCCTCCTATTATCCAAGGAACTAAAGAAGAAATTCAATTTACGTTAGACGAAATCTTACCTTCGGATATTTCAATCGTAGTTCCCAAAAAGCTTGAGCCATTCGTTGATGTTATTGAATTCTATTCGGCCAAAGATGGCATCATGTACGAACAATACGTCTATCAATTCATCTTTAAGAACCTTAAGTTATATCTATGACCAATTTTAAATTCGATGAGCTCAATTTAATTGTCCAGCAAGATGGAGATCAGGGTGATTGTTGCGCTAGAATTGGGGAATACTACACAGGCTTAGTTCTTACGGCATGCATGGGCGGCCAGATTATGCAATATCCTAACTATTCGAAATGGGAATTTGCAGAGGCCATTAAGAAACTTGAAAAAGAACCAGGTGTTTATATCAGACACCCTAAAGCGCCATACAATCAACCCTATGCAGGGCTACTATCCACATCAAGAGATCAAACCGCGCCCATTATTATCGCACTTGGTTTTTATAACCATCAAGATGCATTGAAGAGATTATTTTGGCGGCAGATTAAACACTTTGGATTTTTCCCAAATGGTAAAGACATCTCTGGCTTTGAGGTATGGGGAGCTTTCATCAGATCTTGGTGGCTCTGTGATTGGGATGGATTCAAAAAATTATACATGACTTTGCTTTCACCAATTTGGCTTTTGATTATCCTGCTCGGTGATATCTCGTTATTAATTGGAACAATTCTTAGAATGCACTCAGCTGAAAATGATGCCGATGATTGCGGAGACGATATACTTCTCAATCAATATCTCTGTCAGGCTAAAATGTCTCTCAGATGGTTTCTAATCGACGGTGTATGTGATGCGTATTTCAAAAAAAGAAGGCTCGCGGGCCCGAAGGATCCTTTAGAATATCAGAAATACATTGAGAGTTTAGATAAAAACGTAAACGGTCCGTACTCGGCAATGCTTTGGTATCACCGTGAAGCTTCCGGCGGGAATCCCATTCATCTACTTTATGAACTCCCAATACAGAAACTTTATCCACACTCCTCTTAAATGCTGATTTGGCCTAGCGTTTTTGAATTAAATATGAAACGAATTGGGTATGAGGGGCAAGAGTCGTATCGAGGGGCTCCAGTTTGAACAGATTCTGGAGAGAGCCTGTCACATCCAAGGAATTCAAGTTATCCGAATGCCTGATGGCTGCAAAGTCGTAGGTAAGAATCGTTTAATTCGTGTTAAGACCCCCTTTGATTACATCCTTATCTACCAAGGAATGTCTGTTTATCTAGATTGCAAAAGCTTTGATTCTGATCGCATCACAAACTCTCAAATTACAGAACATCAGTTAGAGTCTCTTTTGAGAATTGAAGAATCAGGCGGAATTGCAGGCTATCTGATCTACTTCAGACCCGCTCACGCAATCTGCTTTTGTAGAGCCACAGATTTAGCTAAAATAAAGCCAGGAAGCTCTTTGCCCGGATTTAGCATGGTTATTCTTGGAAGCATTGAAGACTTCACATTGGGAAGACTTTTCTCGCTTAACTGGGAGGCTAGATGAAACTTAAAGACATCCAATCAAGATTTAATCAAGAAGAGCCGGCATCATCGGTTCCAACAGAAGAAAAATTACTACTAGAACTTTCCTATCTCTTAGGGGTGGTTCAAAGTTTAAAAGGAGCTCTTGAATATTATTCCCATGAGTCTCCTCTAATCGGCAACCCCTTCGTTGCTAGAGAAGCACTTAAAAGGTTTCAAGAATCATGAGGCGTCTCGGTGCTTGGTGCGCAAGCCAGGGTGAGGCTCTCCTTCACCTGTTCACGCGGTCAGAAGAGCTGACACGCCTGATGAGTTTTGGAGAAATAAAATGACCCCAGAATTAATGGCAGCTGGCGGCGGAGCCATTCTCGGTTGGGCCCTAAAGGAGCTCTACTCGTTTCATAAAAAAACAGATTCAGAGCTTAAACACGCCCTTGATAAACTCAAAGAAACCATCCAGCAAAACACAATGGCCGTTGTTAAGTTGACCGTGGAAATGGAGCATCTCCAAAAAAGAACTGAAGTGATCCCCGAACTGAGCAAAGACTTATCAGCATTGGGCGAGAAGGTTCGATCAATGGGTAAAACTCAACGCAACGGCTCCCAAAGCCAACCCGCCGATGAATGATAGGGCCATTAAATAAAAGGTATCTGAGGGCTGAGACTCCCTACAAATCTTCATATTTTCATAAGCTTTGTCCTGGAGGTAATCCCGTTGTTGATAGGCAAGTTCATAGTCCCTAAAGCGCTCTTCTGGCATAAGCACACCCATGAATGGAGCCGGCTTATTCTTTTCGATCCACTTTATATCTTGACCCCGTGCGACACAAGAAATGGACAAGATTAATATCAAGAGAAATTTAAACATGCGAAGTCCCCATGTTTAAATTTTATAAAATTATCAAAGGCTTTGGCTGCTAATTCTTCAGAATCAAAATATCCCAAATGGTAATATTTAGATTCATATCTTGCTCGCGCTCGCCACCGATTCCCATGCTTCCCAACGCCTTTGTATCTTGATACGCAGCGCTCAGATTTAAATTTTCTCCGGTTCATCATGTTTTGGGCTTTTGTACAAAATCGTAAATTAGATCTTCTGTTGTCCAGTTTGTCTTGATTGATATGGTCCAGGAATTGATCGGGGGCAGCGTTCATAATTAATCTGTGAAAGGCTATATTAACCGGTTTCCCATTTATGACCTTTTGGCACTTCAAATAACCTCTATTAGAAATACCCCACCTTCTGGATATAAATAACTCATAATCTCCTTCATCAATTTTCAATATTCTATTTTTCAGTTTTATTTCTATTGTTTGCTGCGTCAATGAGCTCCTCTGTACTAGTGCGTTCATGCAAATTCTTAATTGCCAGTTGCTCAAGCTCAATAGTCTTAATCTCAGATTCTCTTTTGGCACTTAATAACCCCTCCACAAAACGAACGATCTTAAAGGCAGCAAACATACCCATCCCAAAGAAAAAAGCCTGTATCGCCGATTCTAGGCCCAAACTGGGCATACTCATACAGCTCCGCCGGCAATCCGGTACTTACTTAAAAGCCTTGTGACTTTGTTTACGTAATATTGATTCACAAATTGACCTGCCGCATCCTTTCTTGGACTGCCAGCGTTATAGCTGGAGATGATGCTCGATTCATCAGAGTACTTCTTTCGAAGCTCATCAAGATGCATTGCAGTATATAAAAGTCCAAGCTCTGGTTTGTCAGCTATCTCTGACATGAACTTTCCTGTGAATCCATAAAATCTTAAATTAGATCCCATTACCTGACCCAGACCCCATGATATAGCTTGCTGAACCTTCTCAGTGACCTCAGGAATTCCTAATTTATGAGAGATGATATTTACGTTGTAGAAGTATTTCCAACCAGGCTCAAAACGAAGGGCATAAGGATTGTTTTCAGACTCAACTCCAATAATGGCATGTATTAAAAGCGGGTCGAACGAGAACTTTTCAGCGATTTCTTTGACTTCGGTTTCGTAAAGCATTTAACAAGTCCCTTTGTTAAACTTATTCAATGGGCGTTGAAATCAATTAAGGAATCGGACAAATATCAACTCGGCCACTGCCGCCGCCGCCACCAGATTGGTTACTCCCGCCAGTTGTGAAACCGCCGCCACCGCCACCGCCGGTGTTTGCCGATGCACCAGAGCCGTTTCCGCTACTTGAACTTGATTTTCCAGCCCCACCTGACCCAAATGATCCGCCACCACCGCCACCGCCAGTGCCAGATCCAGTGCCCCCACTGCCCGTGCCTCCCTGGCCAGAAGCAGTCATAAAGCCTACGCCGGCAGTAGGTGAACTGCCATTTCCTCCAGCCTGGGTTCCAACTTTACCTGTGCCACCTGATCCAGCGGCCAGTCCGGCAGCGCCCCCTGAGGCCGCAATACTCACACCAGTTCCACTAAGGCTGGTGGAGTTTCCAGTAGATCCGTTATTATTACCTGCGCTGCCACCATTGCCACCACTTCCAATAGTGACTGTTATAGTATCGGCTGGAGTAACTGAAAGTATCGTCTCGATTATTGTTCCACCGGCTCCGCCGCCACCGCCATCAGCAGGGCCCACACCACCAATACCGGCTCCGCCGCCACCGCCACCGACTAACCTAACCCAAATTTTTGTGACGTTATCTGGAATAACGTAGCTGCCGTTTGAGGTAACAGATGTAATCCCTAGGCTTAATTTGTCATAAGTTGCATTGATGTTTGCGCCTATTTTACTAAATAGACTCTCTGTAATTGGAGCATCTTGTGCAACTTCCAGATCATTTAATTTGTCGAATGCGCTCGTAATATCAGCCACGGTTCCCCCTTAGAGCATTTGATATCTGTTAAATCCATCATCGAAAGGATCGGTATCTCTCATAAATCCATACACTAAATTAATTTGCTGAGACATACTATTATAGTGCGCGAATTCAAGCTTATCCCCCATTTGAGGAGTAAACCCCAGAGTAGGACTTACGGTAATCACATTTCCACTCACGTTTGTAATAACACTTGTTGCATTTCTGGTTACATAATTACTCGACCTTACTCGTACCGCAGGGCTTGTGTATCGAGACCACTTACCCCCTTCATCAGCTCCAAAAAGAGAATTACCTGTTTGAGTAATTCTAAACTGCGTCCCTGAGATCCCAGTATCAATTAAGCTTGCAGGCCCAATTAATCCATATCTCGCAGCAGTTGAATAATTAATGTCCGTTAAAGAGAGCGAGACTTTGCCTGTTTTAATATCAATGGTCTTGTTAATGACTTCGTAGAACTTGATGCTTCCGCCTCGAACAGCGCTTGTGCTATCTACGATATTTAAATCATTATCTAATAAAACTAAATCCCCAATCTCTATTGCAAACCCAACTCCATAGAGAACTTCAATTTTCTCAAAAAACTCTGCCGCATATTTATATCTATTAAGGCGTCTCTCGGTTGCATCATCGGCAAGATTTACGCCATCTAAAGATGTTCTCATGCCCTTAGATATGATTGTTAAAGCCCTTGTGCCCACCGGAATTCTTGTTCTAGATGTTGCGTCAGTTGTTACGGTTCCGCTAAGGAATTTATCCTCTAAAACGTCCTCATCGAATTTATAAACAACGGTGTTATAAAAGTTTCTAGCAATTGTGCGTCTCAAAATAATCTTTGAAGCATTTGAAACGTTCTCTGAACTTAGCGTTTTAATATCAAGCCCGGGTATTGGGCCAATATGAAAACCAACTGATGCTTTTGCTTTTCTTGGAACTGAGTAAGCCCCACACGGGAGATACAATTCCTGTTCAATGAAGTCCTTGGCCTGAATTGTGTCCTTAATATAAAAATCATAGTCAAAAGAAGAAAGATAACGCCTCTGAAGAGTTAGATGTTCAGTTACGTCTACTTCATCAGGGGCCATTTTAAGTCCGCAGCCGGCGCCTAAAGTATCATATTGGGATCTGAAGCTGATGGTCCCGGCAGTATCCTCTTCATCGACAAAACTAACTCCTGTGATTGTTAAGTAAACACCATTCCCATCTTCAACAATGGACTCGATTTGCTTAAGACTTACGTTGTTAGCTCCGTTTGAGGCCCCTGTGGTTGTAATATAGTCACCGACTATCAACCCATAAGTGTCTGCTACGTTTTCTGTTTCAAAGAATATTGAATTAGCCACAGACGAACCATCATCAACAACATTGAAGTTAGTAATTGTAAGCCCAGATATAAAAGGCCCGTCCCAACCAGAGAGCATCAGCTTCAAAGAAAGATCCATCACGTTTCCTTGAAGTCTAAAAAAACTTGTCACATTCGTATCTGTAGAGTGACTTGCAGCTGTTGTTGATAAATAACCCCTGGTGCATCCAGTGAGTGTTGTGGGGGTTGTGCCAGTGTAACGGATGATTTCGTCATCAATCCTGACAGCAAAAATCACACTTGTATCAGGGCTTCCAGATGGACCATTCACTGGAGCTAGAAACTGAGATGTGTCGTCTACAGTAATGGTTGTAACAGAGTTATTGATCCCACCATTTAGGCTTGTCTCTCCTGCTATAAATAAATCCTGTCTTTTCTTTTGGTCAGGATGAGAAATAGTGAGAATTACATAACCGGCGCCCGCTCTGATGTCGTCTATAACGCCTCTGAATAACTTTACATAGTCATCAGGATAACTTAGACCCGCAAAACCAAGATAGACATTACAAGATCTACCTAGAACATCAGCGACCACTTCTCCAGGAGAAATAAGTCTTGTGATCTCCTCATTGATATCCACAAGTTTAATATCCATGCTACTAACACTGCTGCCAATGCCACGATCAGGTTGAAGCTGCTGTTGAATCGAAGTTGTGCTGCCGTCCAGGCTTAACAGACTTGCTTGATCTTCGACTGATAAAGAACCCCCTATCAACCAGGAGCCGTCGATTAATAAGCCCGGGTCCCCAATTTTAACGAGTCTTAGTATTTCAACGGCGCCGAATATCTCATCCACGCCATCAATAGTAAGAACGATGTTGGGGTTAATGTTGTTTGATAAAGCTGCGAGTCTTGCCTCAGCAGTAAGCTCTAATGCCATTGTAACCTCATAGTTAAAATGGCCCCCTCCATTAAACTAAAGTAATTTTGTCTTTGCTGATGAATCTCAAAACGAAATTCACTCCAGCAAAGAATAATCCAATAGCCTCTGGATTGTGAGAAAGCCACTCATGAACACCAGGAATAAAAGCGGTTCCTGCCATTATGACGTTTATCCATAATGTTTTTGATAGATAACTGGGTTTCGATTCCATTCTTAATCCCCCTTTAGTGTGAGACCTTAGTAATCCTAAAAAATTCAGCAAATGTGCTTGCGCCACTAGTAACCCCTTCACTATGTGGCCTTATTACATCTCCGGCGGCTAAAGCTACCGTGATAGACGCTGTTGTTGAATGGGCACTAGCAATTGTCTTTGTGATAGCTATTCTATCGGTGGCCGTTATGCTTTGAACGCTGGTTGTAAGCTGCGAGCTATTTAAACTAATGCCAATCCAGTCGTTGCCTGACGTTTGGTCTGAATAATAAATGCTATATAGCCCATCTTCATTAATCGTGAATGAGGACCCTGCTGTTGAGCTATCGGCATATGTAATAGCCGTCCCGATGTTTTTGCCAGAGGTCGTCCATCTTCTTATTTTAGTATTAGTAGAGCCGTAACCGTTAGCTGTGTAATACCAGACCTCACTTCGAGGAGCATGCAATTCAAAAGGAGGCAAGCTGATCTCGCTTGGTGAAGATGCCCAGGTTCCGGCTGTCGCTTGCGTTGATTTAATCCGACCAATAAGACGTATCGCCTTAGAAGTTCTTGCCGTTGTGCTGTATAAAACAGTTTTTGAATCAGCAGCGCCGGCTCCACCCTCTGCAGTAGTGCTTTGAACACTGCCCTCTCCCCACATCTTGCTACCAGAGACCGCTAATTCTATCGTCCCACCGTTGTTGATCGCATATACATAAACCCAGTTGGCATTTCCGTTTGTTGAACCAAGAGTTGAGCCAGAAGAAATAACAATACTTGTGGCCGCTGTAGCTGAAACCAGCTCATAGTCACCGGTTGCCGCAGTTACGTTTCTAAAAGAAACTTTAACCGGATTTCCCCCAGACGGATCATTTAGGGATTTTGTTTTAAGCGCTATGGTCATCGCGTTTGCGGCTACAGAAGCCGTTAGGGCAAAGTTAAGCGTATCAACCGGAGAATCATATACAGTCGCGGCGCCACCAGTACTTACGAGCGCCTCTGTACCATCTGAATCCTTATAGTATAAGAGCTTATCAGTCTTTGGATAGAGCTTGAAGTATCCAGCCGACGGACTTGACGGAGTCGAGACTTCTTTTAAAATGATCTCTTTTTCATTTTGGATTTGATCGTTAAATGTTTTTAATCCACCAATGGTCTGAGTTGAGGCTGTTAGCTTTCCAGATGTCGAAGCTCCCGCATCAATTATGTCAGCCGTAAGATCTAGTGACCCAACAAGTCCAATGTCGTCTGCTAATGTTGGTCTTGTGGCTGCAGTGAAAATCTCTTTAAAATAAACCCTGATGTTTGTTGAAGCTAGAGAATGTGCCGTCTCAGATCCCGCTTCGTTTGTGTAAAACGACAATGTCCATGTGCCGGCAGATTCGGTTATTCTTCCATATACACGCTGGCCGCCAGCATCCTCTAAATAAGTATCTAAGGAAGAGTCTTTTACTTCACATCTATTATACGCGCCTGAAGTAACAACTCCAGCTGCCGACGTCCCGCCACCTGCGGTTTTGCCAGACATCTCTGTTGTAATGGTTACTGAAGTTCCAGATGATCCGGTCTGCGTAAAAGTCTGCCAGGCAGCATTATAGTTATTAAAATTACTTAAAGTCGCCGCAGAAATTACAGGCCCTTCTCCAGCTGCGCCCGTGTGAGCATGACCAGTGGAGGCATCGAATTCAGCGTCTAATTTTCCAATTGCAACTTTTCTAGAGTCCCCATTAGAGACGATATTGTTTGACGAATAAGTTGTCCTTGAGGAATCACCTTCTCCCACTGTTCCGTCAGAGTCGGCTATCTCGTTTATATATCTCTGAGTATTTGTAATTGTGTCACCGCTATTTACATCAGATGTATTATCCAGAGTAATAACAGCGGTAGTAGTGCTATCTGTAATTTTGCTTACGAACGCGTTGTTAAAAGTTGAAGCTGTTGCCGGACTCCCGTTAGATACTGACAAGTTCTTCCCCCTACTCGATCAATCTAAAAGTTAATATTTCTGTGTCATAGTAACCAGGCAAGCCTCTATCAAACAACTCTTTTAATTTATAACCCGTGCCCGTACTTGAGTCCGCACTTTTTTCAAATGCCAGGGTTTGAAATGTGCTTGTTGCATTTTCGTTTGGCATAAATTCAATGGGGCTTCTTTCAGTTATGTATTGCATAAAGGTTCTTAAATTTGAAACGCCAGAAGCATTGGATTTTATAGGCCCAGCGCTAGGCTGTGTGATGTCATTAGAGAATCTAATGCGAAATTGAACAAACTTCTCAGTACCAAATTTGACAACCTCTACTGTTCCATTGGCCGTTTTGGTTACGGAAGCATCAGCGGCCTGTTGAAAATTATCACTCGGCACATGATCTTGAAGAATAAATTGAGGAGCGTACACGCTTCCAGAAATAGCAGATCCGGTATATGTGGCGGCACCAGTCTGGTTGGTATTTGTAAAACCCATTAATGAAAAAATATCAGCCCCAACGTGAGTCCCGGTATTCCCCAATAAACTAAATGTCCCAGTTGCAGCTATTGTGAGTTTCTGGGTTGAGCGGGTAACTGTTACTGTATAAACAAGGGCGCCGGCTGAATTGAGAGCGTCTTCTATGGCTTGTGCGAAATCCGTTAGAGAATATTCTCCCGCTGTTATAATAGCCGTTAGCTCTCCGCCGCCTTCACTAAAATCCAAATATTGATTAGTGGTTGTAACAGTATGTCCGAAGTAGAATTTAGAATATGTGGTCAAGCTCATGCAAAAGATCCTCTAATAATGCTGCCTTGTGTATCAAAGCTCTCTGAGATGATTTCTGCGATCTCTAAGCCCGTTTGTCTTCTGTCTAAAATATTACCCTGAACGTTCACGTTAACGGTTGTTCCTGGCTTGGTTTGTTCAACCTGACCTTGTTCTGTTAATGATGATGGTTGTGAGGCAACCCCACCGCCCGAACCAGAAGCCCCAGCTGTCTCTCCACCACCGCCGGCTCCAGCTATAACCTTAGCTAGTGCTCCCAGGGCAATTAACGCAATACCTGCAGCAATTGCGGCGCCACCGGTTAGACTTTTTAAAGCTTCGATTCCAAGGCCTGAGGCTATTAAAATACCCCCCATTGAAATAGCCATATCTCCTAAGCTACTCAATACAGCCTTAACAAACGCTCCAAAGGCATCTTCTCCCTTAGCTAGTCCTTTAACGAAAGCTTGGATCCCAGAGGAGATTGTATTTGCAAGCCCACTGTTTAATCCCTGGTTAAAGGCTTTGGCTCTCTCTAGATTTCTAGCCTGAGACTGCATCTGAACCTGTTCAATCTCTGCCCAGCGTTGTTCTTCAAGGGCTTTCATAGATTCTGTATAAGCTTGAGAATCCAGAAGTCCCGCTTCTTGGGCCATTCTGGTTGTCTCAGCAATTCTTGCATTATGCTGTTGAGCGATGAGTTGTATTTTCTCATTGGAGAGTTGTTGAATTTGTTCTTCAGAAGTTGCAACGCCAAGTTGAGAATTAATTCTTTGCATGTTCATTTCAGCAAGCTTGCTCATGAACTTATCTTGATCTTGTTGGAGTCGTTGCGGATCAAAGTTCGATGAGATTGCAGCTCCTATTTTTGGAGCTGCTGTTTCTGAAGTTGTTTGTAAAGCCTGCATACTAGTGGTGGCTTGGGCTAAAGCGCCCTGTAAATCTCTGATTCTGTTTTTCTGTTGCTCGATCATTGGCCCAGCAGTTCCAGCTGGGAGATTTTCCAATCTGAGGAGCTCTTGGTTTGCTTGTTGTAATTGATTTGTAAGATCTTTAACTTTAGCTTGCGATTGATCAACGCCAGAGGAGAACGAGGCTTTAAGCTTTGTTGTGATTTGATCTAATGTGTTCGAGAACAAACTTAGAGCGTTATTAATTAATGGGCCAAACGTCTTATTAAAGGCAAGCGCTATGGTTTCTAGAAAATCATTCAGGGTTACTTTAAGTCTAATAAAGGCATTCGTGTTTTCTTTGAGGTTCGCATTTACTCCTGCAAAAGCAGCGCTCCCCTTTTCAAGCAGAGCATTTAATATAGCTTGTGATCTGCCCTGCTCGTTGAGGCTATTAACACTCACACCTATGCTTTGAGCATAGCGCTTGTAAGCCGCATCACTATCAATGACGATACCCAGTTGCTTAAGGGCTCTGGTATTGCCAGTTGCAATGGCTTGGTTCATGGCCTCAAAGTTTTGAACCACACTCCCGCCAAAGACAGAAGTTGCCTGTCTTGCCAGAGTTAATATTTCAGGAAGCTTAGACGCAGAAGACCCAAGATCAATTAACGCTTTATTTGCAGCCTGCAGAAGATCGGTGTCATCGATTAACCCATCGCCTGCAGCTTTAAGAGCGCTCTGTAGAGTTTCTCCGGCAAGTCCTGCTCTTTGGGTTAAAATCTCAAATTGTTTATTGATCGCTATAATGTCTTCGGCCTTAAAAGATGCATCCAATATGGCTTTGACGCCTTCAACAGCCTTACCAAGGCCGCCCATTGCAAGCTTGGCGATTTCAATTGAAGCTGTAACGCCAGTGAACCACTTAATGGAATCAATATTTTTCGCTGTTTTTTCAGCCTGTTGAGTAACTGAATTAAGGGACTTCTCTATGTTGTCAACTTTGGCTGATATATCTATTACGATTTCATTAGCCATTGATGAGCTCGCTTAGAGTTTCTATTGTTAAAGTAGTTTTAATATGTGGATAGGCGAGTCTATGCAGATCTCTGAACAATTTGTCTCGATCGTGACGCTTCATGTGAGGGAAGTCTTGTGCTTTAAGAACAGAGATCATACTCTGAGCTTCGATAGCTGTCATAGCTTCCCAGAAGCTGTTTGCCACATCTGCCGCCATCTCCAAAACCTCATCATAAGAAAAATTATAAAAATAACAAAGCTTGGCGATTTTGAAATCCCACAGGTTTAGTTTTTTTTTGCGCCCGTGAGTACAGAAACGATATGCATCAGATCGTCCATTTCCATATCGACGATATCTTCTCGAGTCCAATCGCCAAGTTGAAGCAACATTGAAATTAAAGGCTCATGCATGGATGACTTAGACTCTTCCGCCTTTTTTATATCAGCATCGAGTTGGAGCTGCTCTTTAATCTTCGGGCGCCTAAGCATTACTTCCTTATGGGGAAGTTTTAATTTTACTAATTTTTTGTCAGTTAAATTAATTTCCATTCATGAGCCTCTATCCTAATTACTTACGTTAAAGTCTGAGATCCATCTCCAAAGGAGAAGTATTCAACTCGGTCGTTCAAAGAAGTCTTGGGGTAACATTTAAAAGTTACCGGCACCATGTGAATATTTTCGCCAGAGAAAGCGATCGTATCAATCATGGGATAAGCTTGGTGAAAAGTGTAGTCGCGAGACTTATCGCTCGACCCCAAAACTACAGGATGCAGAACAAGCTTTTTAGCTTGAAGCAATGTCTGCGTGAAATCTTTGTATGTTCCGTAACCATTGACTTCGGTCCCACCCGCTCCAGCAGGAGTGAATGATCCACCAGCTTGGCGCAAGATTTTATTCATTTGAGCCACTGTGGTTTCTTTGAAGGTCAGGGTCATCTCAACTTGTTTTCCGCTTCTGATTTGCGACAAAACGTTTGTGCCAGCTTGTTGTGCTGTAACGTCAACGAGATCTTCAGCTAATGAAAGCTCCATATCTCCATCGACAAAACCGATATCTGCAGCTGTGTCACCTTCTGTGGAAACAGCAAAGCTAAATCCGGTTCCAACACCTTCGTGTGGACCAGAAGAATATCCATTAGAAGCGTTTGTGATTGTCACAACAGCGCTTGATGCGGTCGAGACAAAGCCTGCTAATGCATCGATAGCAGAGGCTGTTGCGGTGGCAATGGTAGAAGCTGTATCACCAGTGGTGATCGCTACCACAACAGCGGTCGACCCACCGGGGTTAGGATCAGTAGCAGATCCACCAGAGGTGTTATACCAGACGTGGTATTTGATAGCATTGAGTGCTGTGTAGATGAAAAAGTATTTTCCATCCAAGCTGTCAGCAACATCAGCTACACAAGTTACCGTTTCAACTTGCGCAGTGTCTGTTCCCCATGTCACGTTCATCGGTTCAATTTTTACGTTCCCTACAGTCCCCATTTATTCCTCCTTAAAGAGTTAGACGGCTATTATTACAAATGCCGTAAATGTCATTGTCAATACTACAAAATTGTCATTCGAATCCGCGATCGGATCGATTGTTGCCCCTGAGAAAACTACATTTTTAAGATTACCAGTTAATCTATTAGAAGCTTTACAAGATTCAACTATTATACTCTGGCAATCAGAGAGAACCTGGTCGATGGCCGAGGCAGGATCTCTAAAGCCCTTTCTAAAGAGCTTCACATTCACATCGAAATTCACTTCTTGATCGTTTTGATTGAGCTTAATCCCAACGCCGGCTCTCGTATCTAGATGAAAGCTCTTATCAGCAATTGTAGATGGGATGTTGTCAGTATTAAAACCATCCTTCCACTCTTTAAAGCCCAGAGCCACCATTCTAGCTCTAAAATAAGGCCTAACCGAGGTTAAGCTCATCTTCTGACCAGCGTTCCAGAGCCTATAGCCTCTTGTTCACCAATATCGATAACCTCATCGCCATCAACATCAAGTCTTATGACTGTCTTTTGGCTAGCGACAAGCTCTAGTTCCTTGTACTTTTGGGCTTTTTGACTAAAAACATCATCAACGGCGTTTGAGAGACCTTCAAAAATAAGCCGAAGAGTAATCATAGTCGACCAGTTTTGAACTTCTGTTAGATCAACCAGAGCAGCTTTTTGGAATTTCTCTCCATTGATATCGACATAGCCCTTGTCATCCAGGAATCTCAGGATTAAATCCTGGGCTCGTCTATGGATGTTATTAAAAGTAGCGTGTCCTTCAGGTACATATCTCAAAACGTCAGGCTCATGCGCGGTTAGGTCTGTGTCATTGCTGAAGAGCCTATCTCCCAAAACGCTAAAGACCTTTATATATTCACTAACAGTGGATGTGTCTGAGCCGTTGCCTGCGACTGCTGTAATCTTCTTAACAAGATATTCCGTGCGTTTAGCTGTGTATGTGCTTTTTCCAGTTTGATCGTCTTCAAAACCTAAATTGGCAAGAATACTAACAGAGACATTTTCTCCTGTTTTTCCCAAAAGATTAAACCCACCAGTAGCACTAATTGTTAGCTTATCGTCGGCGTCATATGAGCATGTGTATGTAAGACTTCCGGCTGAATCTAGTTGTGTCTGAACTTCAGTGGCAAGTTGAGATAATGTATAGCTTCCAGAAGTAAGGGTCGCGACAAGAACTGACCCGCCCTCACTAAAATCGATCTTATTGTTTGTGGCATCAATATCTAGAGTAAGGCTCGTGAATTTCCAATCCAAATACCATTGATTTTGATCTGTAGAATCATAAACACTAGTGGCTGAGCCATCAGCTCCGGCTTTAATGGTCAGTGTTGTAATGGCTGTTGTACCCTTAGCGACAAAGGATTTAACAGCGCTAAAACGGGTCTTGTCTAAGAGCTGTACGGCATTTTCCATTTCTAAGTCTGCAAATATGGTCCCCAAAAGTGCCCCCTAGTTTAATCGAGTTTGCCGTCTTCGTTATAAGCAATGTTATTCATAATATCGGTTATAAGGCTATTAACTTCACCCCATGGCTGATTACTGATGTATTTCATAATCCTGGTGAATACAGTTTTAGGCATCTTAACTACTGGATCTTTGTCCTTCATCGAAGGCTGATATCCAGGGTTAGTTTTTTGCTCTCTGAAGTCTGCCACTTGTCCCCACTCTTTGTATTAAAAAGCTATAACGCGGCTCTATAATACTCGTCAAACAATAGAAACTTTAAATCGTTATGGTCTCAACCGTAGCTGCCGACCAATCAATCCCGCCATTGATTTCATTGCCTTCTACATCCTGAGTAGCCGATAAAGTTGTGATATATTGAAAAAACTTAGACGCTGGATCCGTCCCGGTTACAAATGGCCAATTACCAGAATTGAATCTAAACGTTATCTCTCCTGGAGCATAATAGTTAGCGGCGTTGGCTAAGAAAGTTGCCTTATCCGTATAAGGAACCATCGTTACAAATCCCTGTTTTGTTGGGCGATCCATATGAACAATTCTAGCTGTCCAAAACCCAACAGTGACAGAAACATATGTCCCTTGAGTGAATGTCTTGCTGGCTGAAAACCCAATTGTCATTGTTGCCATGTTTCCCCCTATTGAACCTTTTCAACTCTCATCCAACTACCAGCTTGTACTGTAACGTTATTTGCATCACTCGTTTCTTGTGCCCATTGAAATTGCAGGTGATTAGTTCCTGCTGTACCGGATGTTTTAAAAGATCCGCTAAATTGTAAATTATAAACAGCTGCGGCAACTATGGCTATTACGTCCCCAGCAGTGCCGCCATTGACGAAAGCCGTTTCATCTTCTGAATCAGCAACGGTTCCGCTATTATTTCTAATATTGGTATATCTGATTCTTAGGGAGCCGGCCGTAATAGCAGGTCCTTGCCACTGAAAAGCTAAATCCGGTGTTGCGTTAGCTGAAGTAAAATAGACAGAGCCAGTAACAATATATTGTGTTGAGTTGGCCCACGAAGCTGCTAGGTCTAGATCTGGATCAGCGGCCAATGTGATTGTGCTGTTTCTACTAGTATCAGCTATCTTTGATGCAGACCAAACAGTCTGAGTTCCGGATCCGTTAGCTACCCAGCTTAGAGTTCCTGATGCGTTTGTGGATAAAACTTGTCCGCTTGAACCATCAGCGGCAGGCAAAGTATACGTAACGTCACCAGCTTGGGGTTGCGCTTTAAAAGCTGAGTAGTTAGATCCTGAACCGGAGGCTTCATATATGCGAAGCTCACCGGCTGTTCCTGTGTTTGTAATTCCAAGATTACCGTCTTTTACTTCTAGTTTATGTGCAGGCGTAGCATCTGCACCAATTATGAAATTCCCAACATGTCTTGATTCGGTTGAACCAAGAGCTCGGATATGCGTCTTTCTCGTCCCAACAGTCATCGTATTATCTTCAAATAAAAGACTATCCCAGTTTGTAACTGTATAAGAAGCACCCTTAGATGGATTTACGAATCTCGCATGATGCCCAGTTGTCGTAGTACCAGCAACGTTAGAAAAAGTTGGAGTAACGTCTATAAATGGGAATGTGGTTATTGTCCCAGTCCCTGAGATATTTGAGCTGGCTTGAATGGCTCGACCAGTTGTTATTGTGCCCGCATCTAATGTTTGAAGGGTTGAGAGGCTCGCAGTTAATGATGTGGCCGTTCCAGCAGTTGCTGCATCAGACAACGTGACGGCTTGTGCACGAACGACACCTGTTGTATTCACGGTCCCCTGAAGAGTCATTTCTACAAAACTGGCTTGCGCGGTGTTGCTGGTATTCGATGCAGGATTAAAGCCATAATCCAGCATACTCCCAGTGAATGATCCTGGCTGAGAAGTAATGGCCGTTCCACCAAAATACGTCCCAACATATCTGGTTATACCATCAAGACCTACGACATCATTTGCAGTTGAAGATAAGCTTGGAACTCTAATATCAAAATACGTTTCAGGGGTCGAAGTGTTTATCCCCACCCCACCGTTGAAGGCCGCCGCTGAATTTTGCAAACCACCAGTGGGAGCTTCCGCGTAAAGACCTATAGCATTTTGTACGTTAATCGTATTTACGTTAGCGGACTTAACCCATAAGCCATAGCTACTTAGCATGTTGCCTATGCCCATGGAGGGCGGTCCATCTATAGCCATCGTTGCGGCACTAACCATTGTGTCTGCACCTGAACCCAGGGCAACGTTTGGCTGTCTAACCCTTACAAATCTTTGGGTTGTTATATCCCCGGGTGTTCCCCAAGTGACAGTTCTAGCAAGGTTAAGATCTACGTCATGAAATTCGGTTGAAGCAAGAACCCCATCTGAGCCCGTAGAGGAAGAATATGTGATGCCAGTTCCACCAACGCTATTTCCAGTTCGAATTATTTCTAAGTTTCCTACTTCGTTTTGTCTGAGCTTTGAAACACCGCCAATTTGAAAATCAAATAAGTATGAGAGGCCAGGGGAAGAGGTGTCGGTCATATTCATCTTCAGACCGCGAGTGGTCCCAGAAGTTGCCTTATTGACCGTATAGTCCATGGTGTAAGCAGTCTCATCACCAGTCGCGGCATCCATTGTTCCAGAAGCACTAATGAAGTTTTGATTTGTGGAGCCGCTCAACAGAAGCCTCTGAAATGTAGGTGTTGCTGTTGTGTCTATGTTTTGAATTGTATTGAGACTAACGCCAGAGCCCACACCACCATCAGTGAGGGTCATATTGGTTCCATTGACTGCGAGTGATCTTTCGTTGGTCAACGCAGCGGTAGTGGTGATTACGACATACGTTGCATCTTTTGGAGCAATCCCGGCAGTTGACAATGAGCCCCAAGCTGGGGTTGTTGAATTGTAATAAAGAACATCTAAGTTTGATCCGGCTGCTAGTTCTTTTAATAAATGTCCTGATGTGGAGTTAAACAGCGCTAAGTTATTGGCCGTGCTGCTCGTGGGCGCCTGGCAAACAGGTGCTGTAATTCCGTCACTGAGCGCATAAATTTTTGATGACTGTACATCAAGAGTATAGGAATCAGAATTTTCAAAGGCGAACCCTTTTGAACTTACATAATCAGTAGACTGACTGGCTTCGGTGGATATGCCGTCAGCGCCTATTTTGAGGGGCTTAACCTTAGTGACCGCTAAGGCTTGAATTGATAATATCAAAATCAAAGCTGTTAATAATCTCATTTATTCCTTTTTAAAAAAGGGGGAAATTTCTCTCCCCCAGTCCGCTACTTTTAAGCGCGTCGTCCCAAATGCTCAATATGGATATCAACGGTGGTTGTGTTTTTAGCATAACCAACGCGAACCAAATTAGCACCAGACGTAGTAGGCGCAGTTTCTGTTAAAGCACCCGCCGTCTCACTTAAATATTGAACAGCGCCAGAAGTAAGTGCTGTAAATCCATCCATTAAACCAGAGGATTGAACGCTGACTGAGGCGGCACCTGAGGCTGCGGCTACAGCAAGACCAACTACGTGAGATGAAGCATCAGCATTCGCATCAGCCTTTTGAACTTCATCAGCAGTACCGTTGGTGGATAAAACATCTCGAATCGAAACGCCACCAGAGGTTGCAGTGTAGGTGTTCACAATCTTGTTAGCAGCCGAGGCACTAACAAAGGCATTGTTCCAAGCAGCCCCATCCCAAACATACAAAAGATTGTTAGATGAATCCCATACGCAAGCAGCTTCTCCGTTTGTAGGAGTAGCAGTGGGAGTCCCAGCAATCTTGGGGAGCATGAGTTGGTCTAACTCACCAGCCGTATCAGTGGCTGTTTGAAACGTCAGAGATGAAGTTGCATCTGTGAAGGTAACAGCTCCAATGTCACTGATATTGTCATTATTCATGTCAATACCGGTGCCTGAAGCGACAAGGCCTCCGTTGATAGTTAACGTTAGAAACGTAACATCATCAGCAGAGCTTGTGTGCTCTGTGGGGATCCCATCCACACCAATTTTGAGTAATTTAACCTGAGCCATTTACTTACTCTCTTTCTGGTCAAGAAACTTGACCTGTAAACTGACAGGGTCAATCACTGCCCCATCTAGGTTAGTTCCGATAAGTTGGCCCAGGTCATCCCTATACTTTTCGTAGTCCTTCTTTGCCTTAGCACAAACTTCTTGAAGAGAACTTAGGTCTCTTGTCATAAGGTTTCGCTTTAAGGCATTGATTTCAATTTCCTTAGTTTGAATTAGAATCTCATATTCTTTAGAGATTGCTTTGCTCTTCGCTATGTCGATTGCGTAGATAAAACATCTCCATTCAAGGTATTGCTGTTTTGATAACTTTGGGCCATCTTCCATTTCGGCCAATTCAGTTTTTTTCTTCATGACAAAATGGTCCTCAGTTGGATTTTTACAAATAGCTGTGTGGTTGTGGTGGGTTTGCCAACGCTAGCAATGATGTTCCCAGAGGATGCCGGCTGTGTGTCTTGAATGGTTCCGGCAACACTTTCGGATAAGAAATATTCCTTAGTCGGATCAAGCCCTATAAATATAGGAAAAGACACGCCGCTAATTAGGATATTGGCCAACACCGTACTGGGCTTGGATTCAACGACTCCAACAACTCGACCGTTAGAACTTGTATCTGCTTGGGCCAACACAGCTTCGCCGCTCGCATCTATTCGAACCCAGTCGCCAATATTAATTAGAGAGTCACAAGTGATGTTTGGGATAACCGTTCTTGCTGCTGTCTCGACTTGATCAGGAAGAGCAATAAGGCTCGGCATTACACAGCCACCCAATAAACTTTCTGAGTTGAGGCTGATGCAATTAAGTAAACTTTGTTTGCGTTATTAAGTTCTATGTTTAAAACTTCTCCAGGACTAAGAGGCATCCCGTCAGTTGAATCATCAGTGCCCGCAGTGACTCCACTTGAGTTACCAACAAAGACAATCCCAGTATTGGCTCTGTCAGCTCTTATTGTAAGCCCTACTGATGCCGGCGTTGAGCTTGCTACCATTTGAACAGCTGAGGTGGTAATGGAAGATTGTGCGCCGGTTGAAAAAGAGCTGGCAGCTCCCGATCCACCACCACCGGTAGTTCCGGTAACTGGCAATGGGTTGTCCGATGAAACCGGAGTGATGGTTCCGGAATCATCGAAGACTATCCCAACTTTATGATAGAGATCAGACTTATCACCTGGCGTGACTTGTTCGGCCGCTTTTTTAAGCGTCTCTAGGCCATGATCATCAACTGCCATTTTAACTCCTCATTTATATCAAAATATTGGAGCTTTATTAAATTACAGTACTGATGGGTTATTGCTTAAACTTGCGACCGTGGTCCCGGGATTAGCGTAACCAATCGTAGCTGTTAAGCCTTGAATCTCAGTCACAACAACCAAAGAAGAATCACCTGCCCCAGCATCAGTACTTGATCCCTGAGCTGCTGTTTTAATCTCAACAGTAGACCCACTTACCGTGGCTGTGAAATCTGTTTCAGCATCAACAGCCACTTGCACAGCTGTAGCAACAGCAGTTGAAGCATCGCTTGCGCTAATGGCAACTTCAATTCCAGTAGAAGCTGAGACAGCAGGGTCAACACCCTCGGTTCCAACATTAAACCAGACATAATATGCAGTAGCATCATCAGCAGAGTTAATTAAAAAATATTTGCTTTGAAGATTCGAGGCAGCACCTGCGTTTGAAACAGAAAGAGTAAAGC